ATTGGGATGGGCTGTCTCGGACTCTCCGCATTTGTGTTTATTATAACATTATATATGTACTTTGTCAAGCGTTTATCGACCAACCGCAGGCAAATATTTATTCTTTGCCTCTTCCCATGTTAGAGTGGTAAGGTCATCATAGAACAATGTCTCATTGTTGTTACGACCTTTTTTGACCAGCTGCTTGATACGAGGCTTGGCATGTTTAGTTCTCCAAATCTCAGTCAAGGCTTCTACGCTTGTATCAAATGATTTAATCAAGGCATCATCACCGATTCTATTATTGAGACGGTCAATAGAGTTATCATACAGAGGTGACCAATAAATGCCTCGAGCATGGTCTGTACGAATCAACTCTTTAGGTATGTTCAGTTTACTGTACACAAATTGAAGTGAACGATTCTTATGGTCACGCTTATGTGGTTGACCACTTGATTTCTTTGCGGCATACCACTCAAAGTATTTGCGTGTATGTTTTACTTTCAACCAATCACGGATTTGATAACGAGTATTCTTTTCTGGTTCAAATGATACAGAACCTGCCGTAAAGCCCATCTTCTGCCAGTGGTCTAAGTTATCATATTGTGATAGACCATCAGCCTTGGTTCTACCATACAAAGATGTTGTTGTTACCGAAACAAGTACATCACCATACAATTTCTTCCATAGTTCTTGTACAGGATCGGCAAGACATAACAATGCAAGTAGTTTACCACCAACATAATTAAAACCAAGTGGTTGTAATGGAACAATTGTAGAACCAATAGCAGTATGGTTAATCATACCGCCTTGAGTCTTCAGTTCTCTAGGCCAACCAATATGATTGTCTCTTGGTGTTAAATCAAGGAAGTCGGATGATATGCAGATAACACCAAGATACTTCTTAGTTACTTTATCACGAACTACAAAGTTAAGGTTACGACCAATGTTAGCATTGTTCTTCATTGTAGATGAGAAGGTACGAATACAATTCCATAATTCAGGCAAGTCTTCTTGTTTACTGGTGTACAACATCTCTGGTTGTAAACTTAAATAGTCTTCATGTGTTTCTGGAATCCAAAAGTTTCTTTTGATTTCTTCAATTGCAAGGCGTTGGCCCTCATCTTCTAGTACCCGTTTCTTACCTTCCCATAAGTCATTCACAACAACAGATGGGTATTTCTCCTGCACCTCACACCACTTTTGGTATAGTGTGTACTCTTTAACATCCATACCTGATACGAATGTGAGGTCTTTGATAATGTTTTCTCTCAAGGCCTCATCGGTTAGGATAGTAGGTGCAACAAACTGTGCAGACCACTTCTGCCATTGTGTTTCAACATCATCTTTAGGATCAAATGCGTAAGCCATTATTTATTTTTTGCTCTCAAGTGTTTCTTAATACGTTTCTCCTGTTTTTGTTTTGCCATTCTCAAGGCAACAGGACCAACATGTTCAGTTAGTTTAATACCATTCATGTGGTCTAACTCATGCAAGAAACATCTTGCCGATAGACCCTCTAGTCTGGTTTGAATTCTCTTACCTTCTTCAGTAAAATATTCAACTTCTATCCAACTATTTCTTGGTATTTTAACATACAAACCAGGAAAAGAGAGGCAACCTTCATTCTCTTTTAATAACTCTGCCGAAGCATTGATTACTTTTGGGTTGATACAGACCATGTCAAAGTCTTCATACCCAATAACAAATACTCTTTGCACAATGCCACATTGATTGGCTGATAGACCAATACCACCATACATCTTCTTGGTAAGTTTCAATCGTTTGACCAACTTGCTCATCAACGGGTTAGGTAATGGTGTTGTGTGTTCAGGCATTTTGGTACTCAACATTGGATGACGGTCATCATATAACGGCAATGCTTCAATGACGGCTTCACCGCCAAACAGGCCTGCACCTGTATCAATTTTAATTACATCACTCATAGCACCCAACTTTCTGCAAAATTCTCAGCAGTTTCTTCATCAACAAATGTGGTTGAATAGTGAGTTCCAGTATCTTCTTTTACCACAACTCTGTAAGTATAATCATTCACATGAAAAACTTCTGCTTTCTTTCTATCATCTTCACTACAATATGTGCTTAATAATTTCATTTTAATATCCTTGAAAAGTTTTTTTCTTTTCCAAATCTAATTACATTTAAAAACTTGTCTTGTAATATATCACCTTTGTGGCTGATAACAAACAAATTAACACCTTCAAGCATATGGAGAATCTTCATTAGTTCTTCTGTGCCTGTGGTGTCTAGTGAAGAATCAAATGTTTCATCCAATATTAACAGATTGGTGTTAGATGAGTTCTTCAATTTGGCAACTGCACGCCATGTTAACATCAATGCCATATCGATGCGTTGTTTCTCACCCTCTGAAAAATTATGGTATGAGAAGTCATCACGGTGCCTTGATTTGATTGTTTCTTTAAACGATTCATCAAGGTTAAAGTTCACAAAAAAATCTAGTGATGATAAATATTTGTTGACCAACTTATTGATGATAGGCAAATACTGTTTGATAATCTTGGTTTTAATACCAGTATCTCTCAACAATGATGTGGCGGCTTCGTAATATGTTTTTTCTTCTATCAATAGTTTTAAGTCTGATTCTAGTTGTGTCAACTGATTTGCGAGTTCTATCAGTTGTGTTTCTTGCAACTGTGTTGAACCTTTTGTCACTTTCAATGCCAATATTTCTTTCTCTATCTTAACAATGTATTTGTTAACTTCTACAATAGAAGTGTTCTTAGTGGCAATTTGAATCTGTAACTTCTGAATTGTTTTTTGTGTATCAGCAATCTTATTCAGTTTAGCCTGTTCATCTAATAACTTAGCCTCAAGGTCTTTTAAACCGACTTCGCATTGGGTTGTTTTCGTTTGCAAAGACTGTATCTGTCCTTCTTTAAACTCGGTGGCAATGGATTGCCTACACGTTGGACAATCATCATTGTGCTGAAAGAAACTAATATCTTTCTGAAACTTGGAGAGGTTGCTTTCAATCTGCGATTCAAGTTTGCCAAGTTTTTTGACCTTACTCTCAGTTTCAGTTTGTAATGCCACATCGGTAGAGTATACCTCAACTTGTCCTGAGGCGTTAGCAATCTCTGCATGTAAGGCTTGTATGGTTTGGTTACTATTAAGTATCTCACTCTCATACTCTTTTACCTTTTCATCATTGTTTTGTTTCAACTCATCAACATGTTTTTTTTCTAAATCATATTTCTGTTTAGTTAAATCAATATCATACTTCTTGATACCTGTTGCATCTTTATTGGTTGACAACTTATCTTTTACAAGAGAATTCATTGTAGAAAAGATTTGAATGTCCAGTAAATCTTCAATGATGTTTCTTCTATCAGAGGTAGATAACTGCATGAAAGGAACAAACGAAGCCGAACCAAGAATCACTATTTGTGTGAATGACTTGTAGTTCATCTTTAGAATAAACTTCTCCAAATATTCTTGGTAGTCTCTGATAGCTGCATCTTGGTTTAGCAAGTCGCCATTCTGATAGATTTCAAACACATTTGGTTTGATACCACGAATAATCTTGTATGACTTGTTGTTACAATCAAGTTCAATTTCAACCACACAATCTTTACCATTGATGGAGTTAATCAATTGTGGTTTGTTTACATTGCGAAAGGCCTTACCAAAAAGGCCAAAACACAACGCATCAAGCATTGTACTCTTGCCAGAACCATTCTCACCTACAACAAGTGTGTTTGCATTTGAGTCAAGTTTAATCTCAGTAAAATAATTGCCAGTTGAAAGTAAGTTCTTCCAACGGACAGCACGAAAAATAATCATTCAGCTACTTCAGTATTCAATGCCTCAACATAGAGTTCTCGCATTATAGATTTTAGTTTATCTGGTTCAACCTGTAACTGTAAGTTATCAATGTACTTGGAAAGTATGGTCATTGTATCTTCAGCTTGGTCAATAATTTCTTGGTCAGTATCAAATTCTGTATCAGTAAAGTCTTCTACAATAGAAATGTCACATGCGCCACATTTGTATAGGTTATCCAACATGTTGTCAAACAGGTAAGGGTTCTGTTTATGTACAACAATTACCTTCACATAAGTGCCTTTAAGTTTACCATAATCATATGATTTCCAATGATTGAAATCTTGTTTCTCATCTGAGTCATCATAGGTAACTTTGATAAACATCTGATTTGGATTCTCAATGAATTCCAATTTTCTAGTAGAGGTATCAAAGACATGAAAGCCTTTTGGATCCTTATAATCAGCCCATGTCATTTCATATGGAGTGCCTGTATAATAGATATGCCCGTTATCTGACTTGTGATGAAAATGGCCAGTAATGACCATATCATACTTGTTTAATGTCTTCTTGTCAATACCTACATCGCTAACATTGCCTCTGTCCATTTCAAAGCCTGAAATTTCAAAGTGACCAAAACATAGTTGTGATTTGGAATCTTTAATCTTACCAAAGATTTCATCTTCATTCTCATCACAGAGCCATGGTATAAAATCAATTGGCACACCATCAAAATCTAAAGTGACAAATTCATCAAACACCTTGATGGTACTATACTCATTCAATAACATACCGGATGAATTAACTTCAAGTGTGTTCTTGTAGGCAACATCGTGATTGCCTAACAGAGTGTACATTTGAATGTCGTGTTCTTGTAACTTACTAAAGAAGTATTTGCGAGCAAGATATAATGAATTGAAGTTAATAAACTTTCTGCGGTCAAACAAATCACCGAGTTGTACCACAACCTTAATGTCATTCTCTAACAAATAAGGAAAGAATACCTCATCATAAAACTTTTGGAAGAACTTATGAAAGTCTAACGAATCACCTCGAGCTCCAAAATGTGTATCACCTAATATAACTAATTTCATATTTCTTCAATAAACTTCTCTAGACCTTTTGCTTTACCTTCTTTTTTCTTCCGTTTACTTTCTTCAAAGTTATGGATGAATTCAGAAATATTATCGTAAAGTTGAAACTGTTTTTGATGGCCATCTGCGTCTTCATACATTTCAAATTCGTCTAGGATACCAATCTGTTGAGTTGCCTTGTACTTGACATAGAGTTGTTTCTTCTCTTTCATAATACGGCGTAAGAAAGCATAATACACTATCTGAGTAAAATAAGCAAATGGATTGCTACTCTTTGCCGGGTTAAAGTTTCTGAAGTACATCAGGCAGTTTTCAATACCATCTGCAATCATCTCATCACGGAAGGAATAGGAGATGAAGTTGGGTTTGCGTGACAAGTGTTCTGCAATTTTTAGGAAACACTCACCAATATAGTTTGGTATCTGTGGGTCATCCTTACCTGCAGCCTTAGCATCATCACACAATTTTTGATAGTTGATAAGTGCGGCAAGGAAGTCTGGGTTGTTAATATAGTGTTTTGTTTTCTTTTCAGTCATAGACGATTCCAATTCATTTGTGTTACTATACTATAAAGGAACACTAATGTCAAGCTTTATTAAGCTTACATTTGCCTACATTAGCGCTTGACAACTGCGTTCAATAAGCATATCATAGCGGTGTTCCGTTTTCAGATAATTCTTTAGTTACCTTTTCCAGTAACCGTAAGACACGCTTTCGATAATCAAATCCAAGTATTGATGCCTTCGTACCGTCATCGTACGGCGGTTCTCTACCTTGAGAATGGTATTGGTCAACAGTCAAATCAATTCGTTGGCCATTCACATCTACTACCCACCAATGCCAGATATATTCATCATCTAATGCTCGGTACAGTTTGATGTTCTTTGTGCCAAACACTTTCTGTAAGCAACCAGAGGCAGTATGGCAATGGCCAAACATTGGGTTAGATGCGTTGCGTTCAACCCACTTCTTAGGTAATAAGTCAGGTGTCAGATTCATTATAATAATGCCTGACACCAATTCCAAATTATCTCTATTATAATCCATTAAACATTACCATACTTACGATTGTTAATCATCTTGAAGCCTTTGATTAGCTCTTGAATGCCTGCATCTAGACCATGTTGAGTTTGAAATCCAGTTGCCTCAAGTTTGGCATTTGATACAATGTAGTTTCTTTGATCAGGGTCTTTACCAACTGCTGCTTCAATGAATGTGAATCTAGGAACATACTTCTTAATTGCTTCACACAAATCCCATTTAGAGATGTTTGCTTCAGACAGACCAACATTATAAATTTCATCCTTCATGGTTTCAAAGTTATTTAGCGCATGAATAAAAGCGTTAGATACATCTCTGACATGGACATAGTTACGTTTGAAATGGCTTTCAAATAGAACGGCACATCCATCGGTAACGGCTCGGTGTACAAAGTCGTTGACAAGCAAATCAATTCTCATACGAGGTGACATACCAAATACAGTTGCCAACCTATAACTAATGGAGTTTGGATGATCCATCAATTTCTTTTCTACCTCAACCTTATCTTTGGCATACAATGAA